GCCCAATTGATGACTGCCTGTTCCATTTGATTCTTCCTTTCCGGCCTCTATGGGCTAGATGCGTTGATAAGACCTTCGTTCTTTGCTGCACCCAAACAATGCCCTGCTTGAATCTTGTCTAAAATCCAGCGAAGTCCTATCCAGGGTTGATCGCTTGAAACTCCGCACTCGGCAGAAAGAGTGAAGAATCCTGAGAATCCCAATACGGCTGCTAACAGCTTATCCATTGCTCTCAAAACATCTTTTGCGTATACATTCTCATCAAGCAGGATAGCCAGCAGACTGACAATGATGGCAGCAGCAGCACCAAGACTGAACGGTAGCCAGAGAACCAGAATGATGGCCAGCTTTTTCACCGTTGCGCCCTTAGTGTTGCTCTTGCTACCGCGTTCGCATGAATCTTCTCGTAGGCGCGGGAGTAGTGTTGACTTTGCGGGTCGAGCAACTCGGATTCGGATACAGGAGGATGTGCAGCAGCGGCAATCTGTAGTGACCGAATAAGAAGGTCGTCTATGATTGTGCGGATCAAACCCTGCTCAATCGCCAGCTTTTCCAGTGCGAGGATTTGCGCGTCAATAGCTTCCGTGTGTGTTGGAATATCCGATACAACAGGAAGGTTCGCATCCATCAGCGATTGCGCCGTCGCCTTCTGTTCGTCAGTTGCTTCCGGCTTGAAGTGAATCACGCCGTTGGAATTGATCCCGTCGATAGGGCATACAGCGGCGGCCAGATTATGAAGTTCGTAGAGTTTCATGCCATAACCTCCCCGATGATTCCGTTTCCTCCCGAGCCTCCGTACAACGTCAGATTGGCCGCGCCAGTTTCAAGCCATGCGTAATAATGCCGCCCCACGGCTGGAACAGACTTGTACCGTGCCACTGACGTGCAAAATGCAGCGCCTGAAACAGCGATTGATGTCGAAATTTGCTGCGCTGAATTTACTGTCACGCTATCCACGCCGACCCCCGCGGGAGGGGAACCGCTGGCCGCAGATATTGAGGATGTTGTCGAAACCATTATGTCGACAATATCCTCCGCCACCCCTTGAATCGCCTCTACCTGATTCGCGGCCGAGTTATTGCCTTGTCGATACGATCCTGTCGCATACGTCCATGAAGCAGTCGCATCGGTCTTGACAAGGCTTCTCCGTATCCTGTTGTAATAATTCCAGAGGTAGCGTTTCGACGCCGAATCTTCTGTCGTCGTGGTCGCCGTGGTGTAGAAGGTGCCGAGGTAGCGCCGCGTGGTTGCGCCGGACTTGACCAGCACGCCGTCCTGATAGACCAGCGCCGTTGCGCGCGTGGTGTCGTTGGTCCACGCCAGGAATTCCAGCGTCGGCGTGCCGGCGTTGTCGTAGCAGAACACGTCGTAGGGCTTGCCGCTGGTCAGCGTGCCCAGCGCCAGCGAGAATTCGGCAGACGTGCGCGTGTTCCAGGTGCTGCTGCCGTCATACAGCGCGATCTGGTTTCCCTTGTAAGGCGTGCAGTAGATCGTCGTTGCGCCGGTCACGTCAGCGGTGGTGACTGGCGTTGCACTGGTCAAGGTAAGTCGGAAATCTTGGGCCTTGCCTGCTGTTATCGATACCGGAGGTACGGTTTGCAGAACGACCCAATCCGTACCGTCATACTCAACATCACTAATCCAGTTGATCGGAACCTGAGTTGACGTAATGGCCTGTTTCGTTCCGGAAGAATCGTAATACTTCAGGCTCTTCGCGGTCTGGCCGGAGACTGCCAAGGTAGGCGTTGCACCGGATGCGGCATTGAATTTGACGCGGAAACGCTGATTCGTTACGTTTGCAGTAGTAGCAGGGGCCGGAGTAAGAGTGTAGGCTGTAGAACTTCCACCGGTGGTGAACGCGGTAACAAGCTGGATTTGTTCATCCGTAGCACGCATTGGATTTGCCGCTACGGTAGGGGCCGTTAGAGCAGTCATGGATGTGATCTTTGCATCCGCTCCTGCGAGTACCGCCTCCTGATACCGCACCGCATCACCATTTACGGTAGCAGCACCGAGGCCGGTCAGCTTAAACCCGCCCATTGGAAGGTTAGCTACTGGTACAGTCTGACCATCATTGGCTATAGATGCCGTTAAAGCAGTAGCTATGTCGCTAGTCAAGGTGTTAAACGTAGTGCTGCTGATTACCGTACCTGTTACAACGGGTTGGCCTGCTGGCAAATTATAGGTTCCTGCTCCGTTTCTAGCCAAAGTAGTTCTCCTTCGCAATCATTGTTGTTTCCTTAGTTGTTCTGCGAGTTTCTTTTGGTCTGGCTGCGGAACAAATTGCGCTCCTAATCCAAGTGGCCCAAATGTGCCAGGTGTATTCCCTTTTGGCATTCTAAGCAATTCTGCTACTTTTGCAGGGTCAGTCATAGCTTGTGCCACAGCCGTATTGACGTTCTTCCCGTTAATTGCACGACGGATTGAGTCAAGAATTATTGCCTTTCCTCCCACATGCGGGATTGGTGGAAGTGCAGACTCTGTTCCAGTCTGTACCGCAGCCGACATCTGTTGCGCCTTCTGCGTTCTTCCTAGATGATTAGCTATCCCTTCTACGGTAGCCATGTTCTCTGGCGTCAGAACGTCTGACAAACCACCGGCATAACGAGGTATGCCAGATTTCTTCAGAAGTGCGGCTTCGCCAGTATCCGCAGCAGTCAGGAACTGTGATGGGGTAAGAGCATCCGAGGTATTGGTGAGTTTGTTGGCTAGGGTTTGATTGACTTGGAGTTGGTTGATTGGCTCAGACATTTCAGCAAAGGTAGTCCTCGCCTTTTTGTACATGGAGGACATTTCCTCCATTTCCTTAAGCAATGAACTTTTGATGCTCAACAGCGAGTTCTTGTCATATTGGGCAAGCGCAGACTGTGGATTCTTCCCTTGAAGCGCATCATCAATAGACAGTTTTATCCGGTGTAGCCCATCAAGGCTTGTAAGCGGAGTAGATACTGCACCAGAATTTTCTAATGACGTTCCAGCCTCTTTCATTGCTGCTTGGAAAGCAGGACGTTTAGCCAAAGATTGAAGCCCAACAGTAGGCATCTCGGCTGGTGTCATTTGCTGTATGCCGCCGCTATTTTTCAATGCCTGATCCGCTTCAAATGAACGGCGAACTTTGTCAGCAGAATTAGCCAATCCGTAAATGTTTTCAGCTACTGATCCACGCAACGCTTTAGCAGTCTCCAACGCAGCAGTCTGCGATACCGCATCAGCACCCCCCGCATACGGAGCAAGCGAACCTTCCAATGCAGCCTTCTGCGCCTGTTCAGCAGAGGGGACAATATCCTCTACTCCCTTCGCTCCGCGCATTGATCGTTGCAAAGCAACAAGCCTACCTCCTTGAATTGAGTTAGGTTCTTGCGCTCCAGCAATTGCTTCTGCCATTGTCGGAGTAGCACCAGGAACAAATGTCTTAGCATTGTCCATTGCCTTGATAGCGAATGGCTCATTACCTTCAGCCGCAGACTTTAATGCAGCAGACGCACGTTCAGTGATAGCCGGTTGGCTACCAAACCGAGCAGCAACGGTATTGACTACCGGAGTAGTAACTGTCTTAACAGCCTTGGTTACTGGAGCAGCCGACTTGACTCCAGCGATACCGATAACTTGTGGAATAAATTCGCGTATTCCATTGCGAAGCATCCCAGCCATCGTGGTGGAATCTTCTCCGGTAGCTGCATCAGGTTGTAGCAGGTTGATACCAGCAGCCACAGCATTCGGTATAGCATTCAGAGGGTTCCAGTTCGACGCTCCTACCTTTGTCGTAGGCTCATACTGGATTGCACCTTGCACTGCACGTTGCGTTTCTTCTGCATTCGGGCCTTGCTGACCTAATCCGAAGGCGCGACGGCCGGCATCGTAGGTTCCCTTTACCAGCCCGGCTATATCCCCAGCAGGTTTGGCAATGATGCCACTACCTAGTTTAATAATCGGCTCCGCAACAGCGTCGATCATGTTCCCTGTTTGCTTTTCAGGAGCAGAAGACGGTGCTTGGCTCCAGTTCCCCTTGCCAAAGCCGCCTTTCAGTTGCATCAACCCATCGTCAGAAACTTGCGACAAGTTCCCAGACTTGAGTGCAACCAAGTCATCGTCCGACAGTTTTGAGAGATCAGCCGCCATTTTTGGCCTTGCGCCTCCGCTCTAATTCTGCATCAATATCGGCTGCACTTGGCAATCCAGCAGGAGCAGAAGCAGGGGCTGGAGTTGGTGATGTATCCACTTTTTTGTCAGTTGATCTACGATTCATCTTGTTAGACAAATCCGTTTGCGTTTTACGCATCTCTGCAATACGTCGCTCACCGTCAGATACGACTCGCTCAACTACTCTTGTATAAGCATTCAGCGGCATATCCCCATTAACCACTTGTTGCATCTCATGCCGAGCAGCATCAGTCAATTGCCCAACAAGCCTTGGGTTATTCAATACCCTAGCGGCTTCTGTCTGAACAAATGTCGTCTGCGCTAAGAAGTCTGCAACATCAGGGTTATCTGATGCGTTTTGTTTAAGCCAATTGATCGGCTTATTCGCAAACCTAGCTTCAGTGGCAATAGCTTTCTTCCCAAGATCAATGGCAATCTTGGCGTTCGATTGAAGCATCTTTTCAAACGGTTCAATCGCTGTCAAATCCTTTGTTATCGCAGTATGTCCAGCAGCAGCGGATTTATAGTCTCCTTGCATTCCTGGAAGTGTTTCAGTTGAACCGTTTGCTACCATCTCTGCGCCAATTCTGTTAAGTGACGCATTACCACGACTAATCCCGTTCTTACTCCATCCACCCGGAGGGGTTTTCCCGGCTTTAACTAAATCATCCAGAACTTTCTGCCCTGCTTCTGTTAGTTTTTCTGGTACTTCTTGTCCTATGTTTATTACAGCAGGAACTTGCCTAGCAAATCTAGGAGAAGTAGCCCCTTCAGGTTTCCACGTTATCCCATTATCAATACTGACCATCTTCTGAACCATAGGTTCACCCTTTGGCCCGTTGACATATTCTTCCTTGAACTGTGGAGGAACACGTTTTGGCGATCCGCTTGCGATGATTTTCCCATCTTCTCCAACAAGTGTTCCACCTTCAGGCAAAGCATGAACTTGTGGCTTAGGAGGATTCGTCATCATGTGCAATCCAGCCTTCTCAAACTCTGGCATCCATGATTGCGCCAATGCCCGCGCCAAGTCCTTACCTTGCAACCCTGGCGTTGCCGGAGTATCAAGCGTCTTATATCCTTGCTGGTCAGTAGCAGGTACAGCAGTGTAATCGTCCGTGTACAAAGTGCCAGCCTCTTGCCCACCGATAGGCGCAGTAGTCTGTCCAGGTACGGCTTCTGACCCAAACAGTTCGCTGTAATGAGCTTTCTTGGCTTCACGCAGTTTGTTAGCCAAAGCTAAACTGTCCTCACTGGCTTTCTTGTCCATGTACCCGCCGACCAGCGCAGTTCCCATCTTCGCTAGTCCTTGTCCGATTCCTATAGGAACAATCTGTGGAGGAGCAGCCCACTGCCCACTTCCTGCGTGGGTATATTCATCGGCTTTGATAGGCGCAATGGCTTGGTTTCTCAGCAGTTCAGCAAGTTTCTGCTGTTTGAATATCTCTGAAGCCCCTGCCTGAATATCAGGAGGCGCATTCAGATACCCCATCATCTGCATCTTTGTCGGATCGTAGGTATTAGGCATGATTCAACATCCCGTAATCAACCATCTTGTAACCGGAATTGGAGTAATGAACAGCCATCGGCATGACCTTCAAGACTTCATCTGCCATTACGCCTTCAGAATGTTCTCCCCAGACGTAATCCCATTCGTACAAACCGATACCAAGTTCATGGGTTCCGATACGCTTGATGTTGGTTTTCAGACGGCGATCAGACCAAGGAATTTTGCTGATAGCAGCACTACCTAAAGCTCCACCCAAACTGAATAACCCACTCGTAAGATTGTTATTCCCTGCCTGTGCAGCGTTGTATTGCCCCATCTGAGCGTTGTAGTTTCCCTGCGCCGCTCCAAGAAGATCAGGGCCAGCAGTTGTAGCCTGTTGTGGGACATTCACAAAGGAAGGATTCTGTACCTGATTACCTGTTCTAAGAGCATTCACAATATCCAACGGTCGAGACTGAGCGGCATACTGTTCTGCTACGCCTTGTTGTCTAGCGGCTTGTCCAGTATTGATTCCCTGCAACGCGGCTTGAGTCTCCAGGTCGTTACGATTATTGGCTTGTTGCGTTTGAGCGTTCTTCCATGCCTCTGATCCCTGCATGATCCCCTGATTGGCAAGTTGATTATCCAGCCCCTGTTGTTGGTGTTCCAGTTCAGGACGAAGCCTGGACATGATGGCATCTTGAACTGCCTGCCCTTGGATAGACGGTTGAGCCAGTTTCGACTCATCCAGAGCCGTATTCGACAGCAGGTTATCGACCTGTCCCAATCCGTGCTGCGCCGTTCCAAGTAAAGATTGGCTCAGTTTATTGTTGGCATCAAGTTTCGCCTGTTCAGCAGGGCTTAACGTCTGGGTAGCTGTCCACGTTGGGTTACCGGCAGCAGAGGTTCCATCCTGCTTGTATATCAGGTTCCCATACGGCGTGATCTGATTGACGCGATTAGACTCAGCAGCAGCAATTGCGGCATCTTTGTTCCCTTGAGCAGTCGCTTGTGCAGCACCCGTGTAATCAGGTGCTGGAGGCGGACTTGGACTGTCTTTTCCCATAACGTACTCCTAAATATCTACAGTTTTTCCGTTCCATCACATAGAAAATCATGTCGCCGGAAGGATGTATATCTTTCAATCTTGCTGCTTCACTGAATCCAAACTTGTTAAGCAAATTCAGCGAATCTTCATTATTCTCTGTTACCGGACAAACCACCTTACTACAGCCCAACTGGTTAAACGGGTAGTCGAATATGGCATGAATAAACTGCTTACCTATCCTCCCCGTTATGGCTATGTGCGCCATAACAGAGGTTTGATTCATATCTTCGTACCACACTCCACCTTGCAACTTCCCATCTACTTCCCATCCAATACACTCACTGTTTTCCGGCGTCCAGATCATCCGGCAGTGATGGGCCACATATGGCCCTATAATCTCTTTTCCAACTACGATCAAATTACCGCCCCTGGTTCAAACACGAAATCCGTTGAAGCCCAATGAGTCTCAATACCCTGTGATGCCATTTTCAATCTCAATGCAGCAGCGAACCCAACACCGTTAACACCTTGCCAGTATTTAGTGACTGTAAGACCACCGCCCCATATTCCAGTGTCCCATACAGCGGAGTCCCACACGGCATTGGTTACTGGAGCATAGGCCAGCGTCCCGGTAACATCGGTATCATCGAAGTCAACATTTATACCGGCAAGCGTAGTTGGCGAACCTTCCGTAAGCAGGATTGGACGAACCATTGTCCAACGCTTTAATAGCCCACGGTTTCCGAAATAACTGAACGCTTGTTTGGCATCCCCGTTGATATTTGTGGAGTTGTCGGAGTACCCATTCCATGCTCTTCCGACATACCCATCTCCACCGAAGTATGGTTCATCATTGAAGATGCACCAGCAGTTAGCACCAATGTTTGTCCAGTTGCACCAAGACTTCGTGATGGTATTCATTACATACTGAGTCTGTTGTCCAGCAGATACAGGGACGTTAAGGATCAGCATGTTGGCTTTTGCGTAGTACAAAAGCTGCCATCCGAAATTAGACCCATAATCCGTAGCAGCTTGTGAAACTGCGTAGTAAATCTTGTCCGTAAGAGCAACTCTTGGATCAAGCCTGGAAGATTGAAGTGCAGACGCAAGAGGCATCAAGCCGTCTTGAGTAAGCATCAAACAATCGCCGGCCCACTTCAGAGTGCATCTACGACCCAATGGTGCGCCAATCTCCCAAATGCCCACCAAAGCCCATTTAGTAGCATCTGAGGGGTCTGTGCCTTTATAGACAATCACCTCTCCGTTGGAAGTGATAAATACCGCATGGTCATCTACTCCAGCACCAGCATCCAGCGTCCAGTTCTCCATCGCCATCATGTATCCACCCTGGCGAGCAACGGAACTGAAATCGAGAAGCGCAGCCGCACCAGCGATTGAGTCAGTAGGTAGATACCAAACTTTTAGCGTATCTTTCTGAACAAGAAAAATACGATGCTTAAACAGATTGATGTGTATGCACTGAGCAGTATCAACTCCAGTAATGTCATGGGTTCCATCGCCATCAGTCCACCATGTTGAACCGTTGTATCCACGCAGTTTGTCAGCACCGTTTACACACAAAAGGAACGACCCGCCAGATGTAGTGATGTTTTGATCCTGCCACCGCGCATTGGTCAATCCGGTTACAACCGCTGCTCCGATTGCTCCTGAGGATGTGGCATTGTAGAAAGATGTCCCCGCCGCAGCAAACAGTGTATTCGTTGTCCCTGCTGAGTACGGCATCAGTGATTCTACTTGTCCACTAAACCCCGTCTTGTGCTGTGTGTAACCCTTCCTCAACATCACATCCGAAGTCGTCGGGAAGTAATTCGTCAGATAAACAGCATCCGTTGGCTTCATCTCACCAATGGAATCACGCGCATTCCAACCTCCTGTAGGAGCCGGAATGGAAGCAGAGCGCGAAGATGCTTTCTTAGCTGCCATAGTTGCTATCCGGGATGTTGGCCCACCCGATCAATACTTGCGACGGACGAGGAGCAAAACTCAACGTAGCTGAACCAGCATCTTCTGCTTTGGCAATATCCAGGAACCGCTTGAAATCACGGGTCATTGCTGTGGCATCGAATCCCTTGATTTCCATGTATTTCATCTTGGTGAACAGCACCATCAGACGAGTTGGGAAAATACAGGTATCCGTATCCACCGTGAAAGCAGATTTACTCGTTCCACCTACATCCGTAGCCCATCCATTCGAGATGTACTCAAACCCAAGGTATTCCGAGGTCGAGATAAGCGGCCAAATCTGGAAGTAGCTACCGAGCAACCGCCAGCGAAGTCTGGGTCCAGAAGCGATATACCCACTCTTGAGCCATTGCCATTGTTGAGCAGACTCTGGTCCGAGCATTTCCCAATGCTTTGTCTTATCCCATTGGGTACGATCTACCAGGCGGTCATAGTCGGATGGAAGGGGATACTTCGATTGCCCAAACGTCAGAGTGTAAGTACCCGTTGCAGAGGCATTCTGCGTTAGAGTAACTTGGGTAGGAGAATCTACAGACAGAACATAGCAGTCTTGTGGAGCAGACGAACCCGTAACCATGTAGGTTCCAGCAGTAATCGTCGCGGTACTGGTTATCCCCGTGACAATTGGAGAACCAGAGACTGTCGTTCCACTGGATTGGTAATACTGCGTTGTGAAACGATACTCTTTGTCCAACGCTCTCCAGTTGTGTTCCATACACAACTCGGTTCCAGCCGCATTCATCAACGCGAGTATCTGAATGGTATCTTGGGCTTGGCTGGAAGCTACCGCTGTAATCGGGGATAAGCCTAGTTCATTGGCTACCGATTGCGCGATGGAGAGCATTGTTGCCATGACATATCCTTTTGCCTAGTATTAAGCAGCCTCTTGTTCAGGCTTCTTGCCAAAATTAGGATTCCCGCGCTTCTTGGGTTCCTCTTTCTGGCCTACGGCAGCAAGGATTTGCGCCATTTGCTCTTGCATTGCCGCTAGTTTAGCATCAGTTTCAGCACGAATACTAGCGTTTTCTTCACGCAACTTGGTCATTTCCTCATTCTGACGGTGCAAAATGGACTCATCACCGGCTACTTTAAGGAAATTCTGCGCTCTGGATCGAAGCATGTTCCCGCTCATGCCTACTTTCATTCCAAAAGCCTGTAGTTGAGCATCAGAAGCTGTTGCAAGTGACTCTACCGTGTGGAACTTCAAATACCGGAGTTCTTCAGCCATTGCCGGGGTTACAAGCGGCCACTGGCTGATCGGAGTTCCTACCAGTTTCGGGTCATCTCCGTGGGTATTCTGATAGTGCGCCCAATGAAGCGGGAATCGAGCCTTATGATCCTCTCGGACTTCAGCGATGGAAGTCAGCGTGTTATCACCAGGAACAGAGATAATGATGAAATCCCTGTCCTCAAAGATCGGACGGCCTTCTTTTTCGCTTTGGAAGTCGTTTTTAACAGGACGGCTTTCAAACCGTACATTCAGACGCGAATCTGCACTTTTGTCGTCGCTTTCGATACCCATTTGAATCTCCTAAGTGGTTAGGTAAAAAATTGAATAAATGTCATGCTTCAATGAAAAATCAACATTGAATCCAAGACGGTTA